TTGACATATTCAGTATATTGGTAAACCCACTTTTATGCAAATATACTAAATACCTGGTAGCTAATTATTTAGAACTCTCTAGGCTTGAATCTCCTAAAAAAGACTTTTTCACTTAGGTCGGTTTTCTTTACTTCTTTAATAGCCTTCTGTGAGGCTAATAATGCAAGTCCTGCGGATATCGTCATATCAAACTTTGTACGGTCATCAATATTAAAACCAATCCAATCCTCTAAAGTGCGGTTGAAATACATCCTTCCATAGTTCCCTGTTTCGTTATTTAAACCTACATGTTCGTGTACATAAGCTTCAATAGCCTGAGCGTGAGCTTGAATTACATCCTTGGAGTTTGAGGGTATACCTTTAGTCTTTGAATTTTGCGAAGACCCAGGAGGGGTAAGGTGTTCGGGACGGTTCATCACATACTCATCATATCCTCTGGCTTCAAAATAACGTACAATTCCGTACTTGTTATTTTCTATTAAAAGTGGATATCCGTAGAATACTGATGCCATCAATATATCTTCATAGAATATCCTAGCTAGCGGTGGTCTCTCTGCATACTCTGCAATAAATATATTAGACGGATGCTCCATGTTAAACTTGTTATAGAAATGACATGCTCCCTTAGAACCACGTCCATCTACTGTTTTATCAAGATCATAACTATCCACTCCGCCTACGCCTATGAGTGAATTTCCAGGATAGTACTTGCCGTACTTAGATATCTTTTTATTCCTTGTTTCTTGAGGAGGAAGCCATGAAACTCGCCATTTACCATTTTTATCTGGAGACCACACAACTTCACTGTCTTGAACCCCGTCTTTCCACATGAAATTACCTCGTACCACAGGGGATGGGTATATCTCTTCATTGTGTGCTATTTGCTCGTATATCTTACCGATATTAAAGTGAGAGGATTTTGTAGAGTCACGGAATGCCTCATCTTCTGAGAATGGAAACTGACGTATAACTTCATTCAATTCGTAGGGGTCACCCATTAGTGCTTTACGCTCATTGTTGAGGTAAGTCTTTGCACCTATGTCTATAACTTCTCCGTCCAATCCTTCCACGGGTTTTTTCGGATCGTCAATGACAGCGTTTCCGTATTTATCAAAGAATCCCTCAAGCGCATCATATGCAGGTATAAAAATTTTGTATAACCCGCTTTTTGTTCTTCCGTTGGAGTTTCTTTCATAGGGGTCAGAGTTGTAGTACAACTTTTTAAACTGAGACCCGCCACGGTCTAAAGGGTTTACTGTTGAACCGACTAATGCCTTTCCAATCACTCTACGACCTACTATCAAACACGTTCTATGTATACGCCATACGTCTTGAATGTCTAGTGGTCGCTCCCACTTTCCTGCTTCGTCAAGGTACAACATATGGAGCTTCTCCCCATCGTATGCGTTAGCAGTAGTATTCTTCCAATTGATGAGAGTATCTAATGCTTCCCCTTTATGTGAAGTCTTGTTGTTCTTGGTAATACGCTTGGAAGGTTCACGAAATGCAAGTTCCATACGTGGATTCGTTGTACCGTCTTGTATAGGTTTAAAGAAGAATGGATAACTTCTAAATATAGGCACAACCTTCTTCATGAATATATTCTCTTGGGCATCCTTACCTGTCTTAGACATAATACCTAGGAGCTTCTCTTTCACTTGCGTACCCTCATCCACTTCAATACATGCACTCATATTGGTATATCCCGAACGTCTACACTTGGTATATATTTGCCCTAGTGATCGGGGGTCTACCTCACATGCTAAGAAGTGAGTAAATAGCTTACGCTGAAAATCAAGGAATGAGGGGTAACCTATATCAATTTTGCTCCATTGAAGCATCATGTAGTGTCTGCCCGTCAAGTAAGTGGGAACACCATTGTTATAAAACCATACCCCCTCACGTCTACGTGTAAATTCCTTTTGAATATATGGGGTGTACTTATTTCGGAATTCTCGTGGTGCTTCAGCCCACTCATCCATAGAGCGTATACTTAACAAGTCCTTCGGCATAGGTTCTCTACGCCAATACTGCTCCTCTTTAGGGAACTCATTAAAGAGTATATCTTTATCGCTAGGTACTTTGGGAAGTTGAATGCAAAGACCTGAAATATCAATAACCTCGCCACTCGTATCGTTTGGGCAAACATTTACCACGGGGTCTTCGTAGTCCTCTATATCAACTAGTCCTGCCATTACTTGCTAAATCTTTCCGCAAAGCCTCCAGAGAAGTCATTATCTTCCGCCATACCTCCGCTGTCTTTTAGGGAACGTATCATGTCTTCTAACCGCTGACGCTCTTGTAGTAATTCACGTGCATCGGTTGCCGTTTGCTTTATAGATTGTAGTTCGGCTTTACGCCCCGATCCTGAAAGTTCAGCATCCACGGGTTTCTTCACCTCTTCAATCATATTGTTGATGGCTATCTCCATAGCCCCCATCAATCGTTGTGCAGCATCTAATGATGTGAATTTTTTTCTAGGCATTGCGAACGTATAATAAGTCATCGTTTCTCATTCTCCAAAGTGTCTCACCCTTCACCTCCATGGCGTAGTCTGAATGCTTTGAGAAATAAACTTTATCACCAACCTTCGCACCAAGGTATGCCAACTCTTTATTAGCATATCTAATGAATCCGTGGTCAGCGTCCTTATCCTCTTCTAGGATAATAATACCCTCAACGATTTTTTCAGTAACTTTTTGAGGTTGCTCCACAAAAACCCAATCCGATAACATATGTATCTCCCCACTAGGTGTCTCATATGCATAGGCGTGAGAGCCGTATCCACCATTCGGGTCATACCTTACCATGTATAAATCATCCTCTAGGTGTAGACTTTTCTCCACACACACATGATGATGGAAGTACAGTATATCCCCAGGGTTAGCACCCACCTCGTGGCGCGCAGGAGTAGATACTATTTCCGCATAATTAATGCGGTTACCAAATTCGTCAAACTTTGAAGCGAGGTACATCTCTTGCCCCGCAATAGAAATTGTGTCCTTAAACTTCTTTGGAAGTCGGACAATAAACATGCCTAATGCTCTCATACTAAAAGTTGAGGTCGTACTCCACTATACACGGCATATTTACAACTTCCTTCCAAAACATAGTCCCGTCTTTCGGGTGTTCTATGAAGATGTTGTAGCTACGCTCGCCAGTTTTGTAGTATCCTCTTTCATTAAATTCAATTACTACTATTTTATTATCTCCTACGCGCATACCAATATAGTATGCCATAGCATCCTTCGGGTTTTGCCCGATCACAATCTTACGTATTAAATTCATTTTTAATTTAGTGTGTCATCACCAAACTTATCTATCCACCAGTCTATTGTACCCTCCTTTGGAGCGTTATGATCTTCCGTTGCTTGCTGTATAAAAGCTAACAACTCATCAAAATCATCCAAATTAGGAGCGTTTGAGGTGAATGCGATTTGTACTTTCGGCTCTTCTAAGTCCCAATCGGTGTGGGAAGCGCCAATAGCCATAGTAATTTCTTCTTCAAGACCGTATTTATCCAATAACTGCTGTATTTCCTTAGCTTTATCGGTGAACTCTTGTAGAAAAAGGTCTATGTTGGTCATCTTAATTAGTATTTTTATCAAAAATAAGGAATTTAATGAAGTCTAAGAGGAGTAAGAAGAAGAAGATGCGAGAATTCGCTAAACTCCGCTCCTATGAATACAATCGGGAACGTAATGGGCTTAAAAACCTAGATTTATCACTCAAGTACATGCGTGATGAACACCAAATAAACTACACTTTTCTAATGATTATGCTTTTTTGCTATGATTTGGAGTTCTGGACTGCTGATTACGTAGCTGAACAGCTAAATAGGAGCAGTAAAAAGGTAAAGGAGTTGTTTATCTACCCCGCCATGCATCGGGACTTGGTATATAAGCACTTTGATAGGCTATCTCCAGGGAAAATGACCCATGAGGAGCATCTTTTTTATGAAGAAAGTAAAATGAGCTACCGAGTTCGCTACGCATTGACGCAGAAAGCCCGATTGCTCATTCAGAAATTCTATACTATGTTAGAGGATTAGCCCTTTTTGTGACCGTATCCCTTTTTCTTGAGACGTAAGTGATCCGCCATGGTTTTTGCCATCACCGACTTACCATCTTTGTACATGTTGTGAGCCTTAAAGACCTTACCACCTTTCTTGTAGTTCTTTATTACTTCACCACCAGACTTAAATTTCTTTCCTCGTCTACCCTTCTTGTTATTACGTGCCGCAGCCTCTTCTCTCATGCGCTGAATATCAGGATCGTCAGCAAAAGGGTCAGAACCCCCAAACGAAGACTCTCCAAAGGAACTCTCAAAGCTATCTTCAATTGAAGGGGCTTTTACGTCTTTAACAGCAGGGTCTACATTGTAGGCTTTCATAGCTTCACTGCTCTTGTGTCCCTTTGAGTTTATAAACTTTTCAATTTGCTCTGTCTTTTGAAACAAATCTAGGTTTGAGAAGTCATTATCTAAATGCTCATTAAAAGCAATCAATCGGTCAGCCTCCTCACCTTTGAAGCTCATGTTTCCAATGTTGTATTCTGATTTACTCTCAGGACTTGTCTTCGGAGGGTCAACGGGTGCTTTTCCACCTGTCTTATAAACCTTACCACCCTTTTTCATGTAGCCCATCTTATTGCGGACTGCTGTAGGTAGCTTACCTAAACCCTTCTTGTCGCTAGGGACTTTCTTTAGTGCTTTCATTTCTTGCTTCTATTTTTCTTAGCGGTAATAAACTTCTTCTCCGTATGGTCGTAATCCATTCCATCACCATTGCCATAACGCCCAGCATCCCTACGCTTCTTCACAAGCTCCGCACGGTACTTCTTCTTATCGGGGCGCTTATTGATCTTACGCTGGGACTTCCTGCGCTTTTCCGCTGACTCAGGGTTGTCCTTATAGAACTGTGATGTACTCTTTACTGCCTTCATATAATGCAAATATACTGATAATCAAGACACTATGAGAAGACACTTAAAGCATCACTTTACTATTGACTTTCTCATAAAAAAGTTGTACCTTCGCTATGAAGAAAGAAAAGTCTTCTTTTCTCATAGTTCTCTTTTCTCAGAAGTAAGGGGGAATCAACTCCCCCCTACTCCTTCTTCCTACCGAAAACATCAAGCAGTATTGTATACAGGCGCATTGTTTTCATATTCTAATACCCTACCCTTTTAGTACCGCTCACAATACCCTCCACGATCCTAGCCACTTAAACCTTTACTTTAAGTCAAACTCGCTATCCCTCTGGTAGTCCGTGTTTTTGGGGGTAAAAAAATTATGAGTCATACTTGGAATGGGGATTATAGTACATTAACCACGCGCGCCAGGCAAACCCGAAACGAATATTTTGCCCCAACCCCCTCATTTCCAGGCTTTTACGTCCAATTATTTCAAGTTTTACTTCACCTTGATCGGGCTATCTATATGATACACACAACGATAGACCACCCCACTTCAACAACCACTTCAACTCCGTAGGGGTAA